AGCCAGTTGCACCGATGATCTGCTCCATCGTGGCACCCTCAGGCCGCTGCAGCATCTCAATGAGCATTGCCTGTTTGGTCCCGGTGCGTGGTGTCGGTCGTTTGGGCGCGGGTGGTTGGGCGGCATGTGTACGGATCGCGGCCGTGGTCTTGACCACCACTGGATCGATCCCGATCCCTAACAGGCCTGCATCGGTCGCCATCAGCGTGGTGCCGTGACCATCGCCGGTCTCGCGCCATAGAGGTTCGCCTTTGCGAATGTCGGCGTCCACTTCCTCGAGCCAGCCGTGCTCAATCATCTTGGTGACAGACATCATCGCCGCAGCGCCGTGCAGCCCCTCAGGCAGCGGCATAGCCAGAGCGTCGGGGCGCGTGGCCGCACGGCTGAGGATGACGGTCTGTGTATCAGTGAGTTTGGGCATGTTGGGCTCCGGTACTGGTTGGGCCGCACAGGGTACGCGGCCTCCTACCTGGTGAAGCCCGCCAAGAAGGCGGGCTGATCCGGACCGCAGGCCCGAGGGGTCATTACGCGAATTCGCCTTCGCTGAAGGCGCTGTCGGTGATCTGTCGCAGCAGGCAAGCGTAGTGGTTCAGGTCGCCAACATTACCCCATTGGATCTTATCGGGGTGGGTCTCGAAATCGTCGTCGCTCAGGGCGGTCAGCCTCGCCAGCATCTCGTCGATCTCAACTTTGGCAGCTATGAAGGCAGCAAGGGCTTCGATGGGAACCTCAGATTTGGTGGTCATAGCTTTGTCTCCGTGGCGAGTTGCATCGTTTTGATGCAATCAGAATCGCTCTTGTCCGAAGTGTAATCAACTTAATACCAAGCAATATCATTGCTTTAATTGAAGCGGACAGCGCCATGGAAGGTATGTCTGAGCGCGCCTATGCCGCCCATTCCGGGCTCTCGCGCGGGGCCGTGCAGAAAGCGCGCAAGTCCGGGCGGTTGGTTCTGTTTGGCGACGGGTCGATCAATTCTGCGGCCTCAGATGCCCGACGCAGCGCTGCCACCGATCCGGATCAGCAACTGCGCGCGCGGGGTAGGTTTGCTGGCAGCGCCAGCGGCAAAGCTGATGCCGCTTCCGGACCCGGCGATAGCACGTCCTATCTAAAGGCCCGGACCGCATTGACGGTCTATCAGGCGCAAGAGCGTCAGCTGTCGATCCAAAAGAAGAAGGGCCTCCTTGTCGACCGGGCGCGGGCCCAAACGATGGTGTTTCGCCTTGCGCGCCAAGAGCGCGATGTCTGGGTCACTTGGCCCACCCGCGTGGCAGCGCTGATGGCCGCGCAATTGACCGCACAGATAGAGAATGCGTCGGGAGTGCCCTTAACGATCGAGACTGCGATCCTGCAAAGGGTGCTGGAAGCCCATGTCCGAGAGCAGCTCGACGCCTTGGCAAGCCTCAGGGTCTCGCTTGAATGAAGGAGACCTTGAACCCAACCTGACCAGCGTCGATCTGACAGCCGAACTCGATCTGGCCTTTGACGGTGCCGAGGACATCCTGCGGGCCTGGCGTCGCGGCATGCGCCCTGATCCAAACCTGACGGTGTCGCAATGGGCAGACGCACATCGCAAACTGTCGTCGCGCGCCTCAGCCGAGCCGGGGCAATATCGCACGGCGCGCACGCCCTATCTGCGCGAGATCATGGATGCGCTGTCGCCCAGCCACCCGGCGCAGCGTGTAACGTTCATGAAGGCAGCCCAGGTCGGCGCGACTGAGGCCGGCAACAACTGGATCGGTTTTGTCATTCACCACGCGCCGGGGCCAATGCTGGCGGTGCTGCCGACGGTGGAGATGGCCAAGCGCACTTCGCGCGGCCGGATTGATCCGCTGATCGAGGATAGCCCGGCACTCAAGGAACGCGTTCAGCCTGCACGCTCACGCGACGCCGGGAACTCGATGCTGTCGAAGGAATTCCCGGGCGGCATCCTGGTGTTGACCGGTGCAAACTCGGCCACAGGCCTGCGCTCGATGCCTGCGCGCTACGTGTTTCTCGACGAGGTCGATGCCTATCCAGCCTCAGCCGACGAGGAAGGCGATCCGGTTACACTGGCCGAGGCCCGCACGACGACTTTCGCGCACCGGCGCAAGGTGTTCATGGTCTCGACCCCAACGATCCGGGGCTTGTCGCGCATCGAGCGTGAGTTCGAGGCCTCCGATCAGCGGCGTTACTTTGTGCCCTGTCCGCATTGCAGGGCGATGCAATGGCTGCAGTTTGAGCGCCTGCGCTGGGACAAAGGGCAGCCGGAAACAGCGGCCTATCATTGCGAGGGCTGCGAGCGCCCCATCGCTGAGCACCACAAGACGGAGATGCTGGAGCGCGGCGAATGGCGGGCAACAGCAGTGTCTGCCAACCCAAAAGCCATCGGGTTCCACCTCTCGGCGCTTTACTCTCCAATCGGCTGGAAGAGCTGGGAACAGATTGCGCGCGACTGGCTGGCGGCGCAGGGCTCTGACGAGATGCTGCGCGCCGCACGCAACACACTTCTGGGCGAGACCTGGGTCGAGAGTGGCGAAGCCCCAGAATGGCAGCGCCTGGCGGATCGACGCGAGGCTTTCGCAGCCCAAATCCCCGCGAACGGGTTGTTCCTCACGGCGGGCGCGGACGTACAGAAGGACCGCATCGAGGTCGATGTCTGGGCTTGGGGCCGGGGACTGGAGAGCTGGCTTGTCGATCACATCGTCATCCCCGGTGGGCCAGACGATCCAGCCTGCTGGGACAAGCTGACGGGTCTTCTTGGTCAGACCTGGACGCATGAGAACGGCGCTCTCATGACGCTGGCAAAGCTTGCCATCGACACCGGCTACGAGTCCGCCGCCGTCTATGCCTGGGGCCGAAAGCAAGGCATTGCACAGGTGGCTCCCGTGAAGGGGCTCGAAGGCTTCAACCGGGCCACGCCAGTATCAGGTCCAACATTCGTTGATGCCACCGTAAACGGTCGAAAGCTAAAACGCGGTGCCCGGCTCTGGACCGTGGCCACTGCCACCTTCAAGGCCGAAACCTATCGCTATCTGCGATTGGAGCGGCCCGCGGAACCAGAAGCGCCGATCCCGGCCGGCACGATCCACCTACCGGACTGGGCTGACAGCGAATGGCTGAAACAGCTGGTGGCCGAGCAGCTGGTCACGGTCCGCAACAAGCGCGGCTATTCCCGTCAGGAATGGCAGAAGCTGCGCGCGCGTAACGAGGCACTTGATACCCGCGTCTACGCGCGCGCTGCGGCTTGGATCCTTGGTGCCGACCGTTTCGACGAGCGGATGTGGCGACAGTTGGAGAAACAGGCCGGCGTGGAGACCGCCGCCCTGGCACCACCAAGCACTGATCCAGAGAAGCCATCCGCGCCAAAGGCTGGACGCATCGCAACACCCCGGCGGCGCGGCTGGAAGATCAGCACGCCGAAATACATGGAATGATGGAACCCCGATGACCCTCGACGATATGAAGTCCCACCACAGCGCCCTGCTGGGCGCGCGCTACAGTGGCACGCGCAGTGTCAGCTATGACGGAAAGACCATCACCTATGGCACGGACGCTGAGCTGGCGGCAGCAATCGGGGACATAGAACGGAGGATCGCGGTACTGGAAAAACCCAGCCGCCGCATTCTGCGCACCTATGCCGTGAAGGATCTGTGATGAACTGGCGCCAGCGCCTCGGGGCTTTCATTGGCGGGTTCGACGCGGGCCAACACCACCGCCGCCTGCGCGGGTTCCGCGCAACCCGTGCCCATGTGAACGCGCTGATCGCAGCAAGTGGGCCCGACATCACTGCCCGCGCCCGCTGGCTCGTGCGCAACAACGGCTATGCCATCAACGCGGTCGAAAGCTGGGCGGCCAATACCGTGGGCGACGGCATCAAGCCGATCTCGAAGATTGCGGATGCTGGCCACAAGGAAGAGCTGCAGCGCTTATGGCTTGCGTGGACAGACGAGGCAGACGCCGAGGGTCTGACCGATTTCTACGGGCTGCAGCGCCGTGCCGCGCGCGAGGTGTTCCTCGCAGGTGAGGTGTTCTTCCGCATCCGGCCCCGGCGCGCGGGCGACGGGCTGACCGTGCCCCTGCAATTGCAGATGTTGCCCTCAGAGATGCTGCCGCTGGAGCAGACCGGCACTGCCACCAACGGCAATACCATCCGCCAGGGGATCGAGTTCGACCGGATCGGGCGGCGCGTGGCCTATCACTTCTTTCGCCGCCACCCGGGCGACAGCACCGATCCGGGGCTTGCGGGCGAACTGGTGCGGGTGCCGGCCTCCGAGATCATCCATGTGATCGATCCGGTTGAAGCGGGTCAATTGCGCGGGGTCTCGAAACTGGCTCCCGCCATCGTGAAACTGTTCCTGCTTGACCAGTACGACGATGCTGAGCTGGACCGAAAGAAAGTCGCGGCGATGTATGCGATGTTCGTCACCTCGCCTGCCCCAGAGAACCCACTCGCACCGCTTGAGGATGAAGACGGGCCCGCCGGAGTTGAGATCAGCCCTGGCCAGATCGTGCGGCTTGATCCAGGCGAAGATGTCACCATCGGCCAACCCGCAGACAGCGGCGGCACCTACGAGCCGTTTCAGTACCGCACGCTCCTGCAGATCTCGGCAGCACTTGGCATCCCTTACCCCTATCTCGCCAATGACATGGTGAAGGGCAACTTCTCGAACTCGCGCCTGGCGCTGATCGAGTTCCGCCGCCGCGTCTCGGCCTGGCAGCATTCGGTCATGGCCTATCAGCTCTGCCGGCCAGTCTATGCCCGCTGGATGGACGCTGCCGTGCTGTCAGGCGCGCTGTCCCTGCCGGGCTATGAGGCCAACCGCAGCAGGCTCCTTGCCGCCGACTGGCTGCCCACAAAATGGGATTGGGTCGATCCGCTGAAGGACGCCAACGCCGAGATTACCCAGATCGAGGCGGGCCTCAAATCCCGCACCCAAGCCATCGCCGAGCGCGGCTATGACGCCGAGCAGGTGGATCGTGAGATCGCCGCAGAACGGGAACGCGAACGCACGCTGGGCCTCGACTTCCGCCGCCCCGGTTCGCCCGCCCAAGGCGTTCAGGCGGTGCCCGTCGAGGAGGAAGACGACGACCAGACAGATGAAACCGATGACGCGGAAGAACGTCCGCACAAACCTGAGGACCCGTCCTGATGCTGCATGCCCGGATTGCCGCACGCGCCTTCAACACGCCGCTCCTTGTCGAGCCCTCGAAAGCCATGGCCTTTCTGTCTGGGCTCGGGTCGCGTGTTCTGGGGCGGCGGGTCGAGGTGGCTAACGGGGGAGATGGGATGGAGGGCACCGACACTCTGCCAGCCCGCGCCAGCCTCCTGGCTGGTGGGATGCTGGACGACTACCACCAGCATGGCGAAGCACCCTACCCGGTCGTGGATGGCATCGCCGTGATCGAGATCTCGGGCGTTCTGATCCATCGGGGTTCCTGGATCGGGCAGTCGTCCGGCCAGACAAGCTATGAGGGGATTGCCGCCCAGATCGAGGCGGCTGCGCGCGACCCGACCGTGCGGGGCGTCGCGCTCGAGATCGATAGTTTTGGCGGCGAGGTCGCTGGCGTCTTTGATCTGGCCGACCGCATCCGCGCGCTGCGCCGCGACAAGCCGGTCTGGGCCTTTGTGGCAGAACACGCCTTCTCGGCAGGTTACGCGCTGGCTTCGCAGGCCGACCGTATCCTACTGCCCCGCACGGGTGCGGTGGGAAGTATCGGCGTGGTGGTGATGCATGCCGAACTCAGCGGCCAGCTCGATCAGGACGGCGTGCGCGTGACGCTGATCCATTCAGGCCGCCACAAGGTTGACGGCAATCCTTACGAGCCGCTTCCGGCCGAGGTGCGCGGTGACATCCAGCGCGAGATCGACGTGCTGCGCTTCCTCTTTGCCGAGACCGTCGCCGCCGGACGCACCGGAAAGCTCAACCAAGACGCCGCACTGGCCACCGAGGCCGCCACCTATCGCGGTGCCGACGCCGTCACAGCGGGCCTCGCTGATGAGGTCATCGATGTTCAGCGCGGCTTTGCCGCCTTCCGGCAACTCGTCGCAGGCGCAACCGATCGTTCAACCACGAGGATACAGAGCTCGACGCGGATTCTTCCACGTAGATCAACCCACCCCAGAAAGGAGGCATGTATGGCCACCGAAGATGAACAGGATGACGGCCCACAGGACGCCAACGATGAGGCACCGGACGCGCTTGAAGGCGAGACCGATGCACAGGATATTGACCCCTCGGTCGCGGTTGCGCCCGCTGCGGCCCCCACGGCAGCTGCCCCGTCACCACCTACTGCGACAATGCCTGACAATCTGGCCGAGCTGTCGGCGCAGCTTCGCGAGGCGGCGGCTGAGATCGCCGAGATCGCGGCGCAGGCTGGGCGTCTTGGCATCCCAATCGATGCGGCGAAAGCACTGCG